ATGTCAATCAACGAAAACCAAAGTCAACCAAAAAACAAGGATTTTTATGATGGTGCTTGGCACCTAACAATTGAAGATCAAGTTATTGAAGTCACCGAAGAAGTGTATCGCGCCTATAAGCAACCATTGTGGGCAGAGAAAAAACGTCAAGAACGCGAGAAGCGCTGCATCATCAGTGACGGCAAAGGCGGCACAAAGAGATGTACTCGAAACTGCCGCGAATGCGATCTGGAACGTGCTGAAAAAGGTTTACCACTAATTGATCGGACAGGCAGTGTCCTCTCATTAGACAAGTTTAGTGATGATGGTTTCGACGTACCAGATTCAATTAACATTGATGAACTCGTGGAGGACAAGTTGCTTCTTGAGGAACTCTTCGCTGCCCTGGATGAACTAGACCCAGAGAATCGCCGTATTGCTGAGCTCTTTAGCATAGGAAAAACCGAACGAGAAATTGCTGAGTGCATTGGTTGCGCTCAAAAGACAGTCAACAATCGTAAACTTAAACTTTTCTCCCAACTAAGAGAAGTCCTAAAAGACTGGATGTAATTCATTACTCAAAACGCCCTCTGGTGTCCTGTGGATATCAGAGGGCATCATAAAAACTATTTTTCAAAGTCATTACTCAAACTTCTCACTTTTGTCCTGTGAGGGTTGAGGGGAACAAAACAGCCCTCGGAACGGAGGTAAACAATGCAGAATCAAGCAAACCAAACTGACACTCAGGGCCGGGATCCTGAAATGGATGAAGAACTAGCCGATGTCCTTACCACCATCAGCGTAGTGTCAAAGCGCCTTGCTAAGAAGCTTACAACGCTATCGCAGCAAGAGAAAGAAAAAGGAGGAAAACCAGATGGGCAAAATGAGTGAACTCTCTCTACTAGTTAAGGAGCTGAACCAATGTGGTGAAACGCTGATAGGCATATCTCAGTCTCTTTCCAGCATGTTCAGTAGTAGCGATGAACCAACACCAGCTAAATCAGCACCGGAAGAAAAGGCCATAACGCTGGAAGAAGTTAGAGCGGTTCTGGCTGAAAAAAGTCGAGATGGTCATACATCAAAAATTCGAGAGCTACTTCAAAAGTATGGTGCTGATAAGCTGTCAGAAATTAATGCTTCAGATTATCCAGCACTCCTAGCAGAAGCTGAGGTACTTGGAAATGGGTAAGCATGCACTTCTTTCAGCCTCTTCATCTCATAGGTGGTTAAACTGTCCTCCTTCTGTCAGGCTCAGTGAGTCTTATGAAGATAAAGGAAGTAGCTACGCCGCAGAAGGCACCGACGCTCATACCCTATGTGAGTACAAATTAAAAGTTGCTCTTGGGCTCCGAGCCAAAGACCCAACAGAGAATCTCACCTACTTTAGTGAAGAGATGGAAGAATGTGCGAACGGCTATGCAGCTTACATTCTTGAGCAGGTAGAAACTGCAAAAGAAAAATGTTCGGACCCGGTTGTTCTTATAGAGCAAAGGCTGGACTTCTCTAAGTACGTTGAAGGCGGCTTCGGGACCGGAGATTGCTTGATCATAGCTGATTCGGAGATCCACGTATGCGACTACAAGCATGGACAGGGGATTTTAGTTGAAGCTGAAGATAATCCGCAGATGAAGCTCTATACACTAGGTGCCCTAGAAATCTTCGATGGAATCTATGACATCGATACTGTTTCCATGACTATCTATCAGCCTCGTAGAAACAACATATCCACCCACACAGTATCTAAAGAATCCTTGTACCAGTGGGCTAATGAAGTTCTTAAACCAACTGCAGAGCTAGCCTTTGCCGGTGAAGGAGACTTCAAGTGCGGTGAGTGGTGTGGGTTTTGCAAAGCGAAACATGAATGCCGCACCAGAGCTGAGTACAACATGGAGCTGGCCAAATACGACTTCAAGATACCCCCTCTACTCGATGATTACGAGGTTGAAGACATCCTAATTAAAATAGATGGTCTAATCTCTTGGGCATCAGATATCAAAGATTACGCACTGCAATCAGCAGTCAGCGGAAAGCAGTGGAACGGATGGAAGCTGGTCGAAGGACGCTCCAATCGAAGATACACTGATGAAACTGCGGTTGCTAAAGCCGTCAGCGCAGAAGGCTTTGATCCATATGAACAAAAGCTTCTTGGCATTACTGCCATGACCTCTCTTATCGGTAAGAAGCGATTTGAGGAAGTTCTAGGAAGCTACATTGAAAAGCCTCAAGGGAAACCAACACTGGTTCCTGAGAGCGACAAACGTCCGCCAATTAATACAGCACAACACGATTTTAATGAAATTTAAGGAGGAAAATCATATGTCCAATAATGCAAACAAATCAAACAGCAACCCCATGAAGGTTATCACAGGTCCTGACACTCGCTGGTCTTACGCCAATGTCTGGGAAGCAAAGTCCATCAACGGTGGCACTCCAAAGTTCTCGGTATCCCTCATCATTCCTAAATCAGATACTGCAACTGTAGCAAAAGTCAAAGTTGCCATTGAGGCTGCTTACCATGAAGGTGAAGCAAAGCTTAAAGGTAACGGAAAGTCTATCCCACCTCTTACAAGTATCAAAACGCCTCTCAGAGACGGAGATTTGGAAAGACCAGACGATCCAGCCTATGCCAATGCCTATTTCATCAATGCAAACTCCGCTACTGCTCCAGGCATTGTAGATGCAGACAGAAATGTTATCCTTACTCGCTCCGAGGTTTACAGTGGAGTATATGGTAGGGCAAGCATCAACTTCTACGCCTTTAACAGCAACGGAAACAGAGGAATCGCCTGCGGTCTTAACAACCTCCAGAAAATAAGAGACGGCGAGCCTCTTGGTGGAAAGTCCAGGGCTGAGGACGATTTCGCCACTGACCTTGATGAGGATTTCCTGTCTTGAAAACATTAAGCATCGATATCGAAAGCTATAGTAGTGTAGACCTCGCCAAAAGCGGGGTCTACCGCTATATAGAATCACCTGACTTTGAGATCCTACTTTTTGGATACTCCATCGATGGTGGCGATATCGAGGTGATCGACCTTGCCAGTGGTAAAAAACTTCCTGAAGAAATACAATCAGCCCTCACTGATCCATCCATTACTAAGTGGGCTTTTAATGCCCAGTTCGAAAGAATCTGTTTGTCTAAATGGCTAGGTTTTCCTAATGGTCAATACCTCAGCCCAAAATCCTGGCGATGCACAATGGTCTGGTCTGCATATATGGGTCTACCTCTATCCCTAGAAGGTAGTGGCGCTGTCCTTGGACTGAAAAAGCAAAAACTCTCTGAAGGAAAAGACCTGATCAGATACTTTTGTAAGCCCTGTAACCCAACCGCTACAAATGGTGGCCGGTCTCGTAATCTTCCAGTCCATGCTCCTGATAAATGGTCTGAATTTAAGTCCTACAACCTTCGCGATGTTGAAGCTGAAATAGCCATCCAGGAAAAACTTTCAAAATTTCCCGTGCCTGAAGAAGTGTGGAATGAATACCACCTTGACCAGGAGATCAATGATCGTGGTGTATCCTTGGATATGCCTTTTGTAAATGAAGCAATAAAGATGGATACTCGCTCTCGTTCAGAGCTGCTCCAAAAAATGAAAAGACTAACGGATCTTGATAACCCTAACTCCGTAGCACAGATGAAGAACTGGTTATCGGACCAGGGACTTGAAACAGACTCATTAGGTAAAAAAGTGGTCTCAGAACTCCTTGAAACAGCTCCACCTGATCTTAAAGAAGTACTGGAGCTAAGACAATCACTGGCCAAGTCCTCCGTCAAAAAATACTCTGCCATGGAAAACGCAGTATGTGCAGATGGCCGTGCCCGAGGCATGTTCCAGTTTTATGGTGCTAATCGAACAGGACGATGGGCAGGAAGGATTATTCAGCTTCAGAATCTTCCTCAAAACCATCTGCCCGATTTAGAACAGGCAAGAGCTCTTGTTCGCTGTGGAAATTTTGAAGCTATAGAAATGCTTTATGATTCCATACCCGAGGTTCTCTCTGAACTTATCCGCACCTCCTTCATTCCTAACCCTGGTCGCAAATTTATCGTCGCAGACTTCTCTGCTATTGAAGCCCGGGTTATCGCTTGGCTTGCTGGTGAAAAATGGCGTCAGCAAGTTTTCGAGTCCGGTGGTGATATCTACTGTGCTTCTGCTTCTCAGATGTTTGGTGTTCCTGTTGAAAAACATGGGGTCAATGGCCACTTAAGGCAAAAAGGTAAGATCGCAGAATTGGCCCTTGGTTATGGCGGGTCCGTTGGTGCTCTTAAAGCCATGGGTGCTCTGGAGATGGGTCTTAATGAAGATGAACTACAACCTCTGGTTACTGCTTGGCGTACTACCAACCCAAATATAGTCAGGCTTTGGTGGGACGTAGATAAGGCTGCCATGAAAGCAGTTAGAGAACGGACCGTCACTGAAACACATGGCATCCGGTTTTCTTACCAAAGTGGCATGCTCTTTATCACCCTCCCTTCTGGAAGAAGACTCTCCTATGTAAAACCTCGCATTGGAACAAATATGTTTGGTTCAGACTGCATCACCTATGAAGGCGTTGGTGGCACAAAAAAATGGGAACGCATCGATAGCTATGGCCCAAAGTTTGTTGAGAACATCGTCCAGGCAACCAGTCGTGATCTTCTGTGTTATTCCATGCAATCGCTCAAGGATTTTAACATCGTCATTCATGTTCATGATGAAATTGTCATCGAAGCTGGTATGGAATCATCAATCGAGTCTATCTGTAATCAAATGAGCCACACTCCACCTTGGGCAAAGGGGCTCTTAATGAGGGCAGATGGTTATGAAACGAATTTCTACAAAAAAGATTAGTCCTTTATTACTCACAGGGCAGTTTTCTGTCCTGTGAGTATTAGAAGGCACTTAAGCCTTCAAGAAATGGAGGTAATAAATATGTTCTATGTAAAGCAAACAATCAACGACTCATTGGAAATCAAGGTAGAAATCCATGATGACAATGTATTTACCACCTGTCCAGATTGCGGTGTTGAAGTCTGTGTAGACATCTCGGAGTTATTCAGCGATGGGGAAAGCGACCTTTATGGAACTGCTCTTTTCTGTGCAGAGTGCAGCAAGTCCAGATTGGAGGAAATCCTATGAAAGAATTAATTCCAAAAGACAAATACGGCATATTTGCAGACACTAGGGACACTGCACGAGTGGACAGTCTTTACGTGGCAGAGTTTTTTGATAAGGAGCACAAAAATGTTCTTAGAGATATTGCACGAATCACTGACCCCACTTCTGGGTTAAGTGAAAAATTTGCTTGGCTCAATTTTGAGCCGTCCTCTTACATCAGTTCTCAAAATAAAAAGCAGCCCTGTTACATGATGACAAGAGATGGTTTCACGATGCTTGTTATGGGTTACACCGGACAAAAGGCCATGCGATTTAAAGAGCTTTATATTAAACGTTTCAACGAGATGGAAGATTTCATCACAACTTTGGTTACAGCTCGTAAGGATTTCCCTCTGCTGACTGAAAATATAAAGCTGCTTCACGAAAAGCCCAAGCCTTATCACTTCAGCAATGAATGCGACATGATAAACCGTATTGTAACAGGGATGTCTGCCAAGCAAATCAGACAAAAATATGGTCTTGAAAAAGGCACCAGCATCCGTCCGTACCTAACCGATGACCAAGTTAAAATGCTTGAGACACTTCAAAAAGTTGATATCGGACTACTTCTCTCTGTTCCAGACTATGAACAGCGCAAGCGATACCTGGAATGGTACAAGATGAAGATTTCCGATAAGCCAGCATAAAGGGAGGTTCTACTAATGGGAATTGACAAATTCAACGCTGAAGGTTACTACGACCCCACTGCTTATGATGCCTTAACTAAAATCGAACAAAGAGAAAAGGCTGCCAGAGCCTTCCGGCCTCTTGTGTATATCTGCTCACCCTATTCCGGTGATATTGAAAGTAACACGGATTCCGCCAGACGATATAGTAGGTTCGCGGTTGTGATGGGGTGCATTCCCATCGCTCCGCATCTACTTTTCACTCAGTTTCTTGATGACAGTGATCCTGATGAACGAGAACTTGGTTTATTCTTTGGAAATGTACTGATGTCAAAATGCTCCGAAGTTTGGGTGTTTGGAAGCCACATTTCCTCCGGCATGAGAGCAGAGATCAACTGGGCAAAACGTAAAAACTACCCCATCCGCTACTTTTCATCTCAGTGTAAGGAGGTTTTGTAAATGAAGATTTCTTACGGTAACAGTCGTATGGATAAAAAGTGGAAAAACAACGAGATCTCTTGGGAGGATTTTCGCACCAGAGTCAGCTCCACCATTCGTACTACTGAAACCATAGAAGAATATAAAAAAATGTCTAAAGATCAGCAAGCTTCCGTCAAAGATGTCGGTGGCTATGTGGCTGGTCACTTACGGGATGGTCGTCGTAAAAAGGGAAACGTACTGTGCCGCTCCATGATCCTCCTTGATATGGATTATGGCAAGCCTGGTATATGGGATGACACAATCGCCCATCTTCCATATAGATGCTGCGCATATTCTACCCATAAGCACACGCCGGAATATCCTCGAATTAGACTTGTTATTCCACTCTCTCGTGAAGTGAGTGAGGCTGAGTATCCCGCTGTGGCAAGAATGGTGGCCAAGGAAGTCGGCATTGATCTCTTTGATGACAGTACCTATGAACCCCATCGATTGATGTACTGGCCCTCCACCTCGCAAAACGGAGAATTTCTGTACAAAGAAAAAGACGGAGATCTCTTAAACCCAGACGATTATCTATCCAAATATGATGATTGGCAAGATGCATCTACTTGGCCAGTGTCCTCTCGTCAGTCAGAAGTTGAAAAACAAAGTATCACTGAACAAGCTGATCCACTTTCCAAACCAGGTATTGTGGGTGCTTTCTGTAGGACCTATAGCATCACAGATGCCATCACAACTTTTCTATCTGATGTTTATGAGCCCTCAACTATGCCGGGACGATATGACTACATCCCCGCTGACAGCGCTGCAGGTGTGGTGGTTCATGATGACAAGTTTGTCTACTCCCATCATGCCACGGATCCATTATGCGGAAAGCTCCTCAATGCATTTGATCTTGTGAGGCTTCACCATTTTAGAGACCTTGATGATAAGCATCCAGAAGAAACGCCTATCACCAAGCTTCCTTCCTACAAGGCCATGACAGAATTTGCCTCAAAAGATGAACAGGTGAAACTTCTACTGGTTCAAGAAAGACAGGCTCGCGCGGTGGATGATTTTGATGATGAGGATACAGATTGGCAGAAAAGGTTGGAATATGAACCCCGCTCAACTGTTCTAAAAAACAATCTGCACAACATCACGCTTATTCTACAGAACGACCCAAATCTACAGGCACTGGTATTTAATCAGCAGCTTGATGGTATGGAGATCAAAGGCAGCGTTCCTTGGAACCACCCATCAAAATATTGGCGGGACGCAGATGATGCCCAGCTTATCAGCTATATCGACTCCAATTACGGGACCTTCTCACAGAGAAACTATCAAATTGCTGTAGCCAAAGTCACTGACGATAGGTCCTACCATCCCATTCGAGAATACCTGGACTCTTTACCGGAATGGGACAAAGTACCAAGACTAGATACCTTGCTCATTGATTATCTCGGCGCTGATGACAATAAGTACGTCCGTGCTGTTACAAGAAAAACCCTGTGCGCTGCTATCAGTCGTGTTCAAAATCCTGGGTGTAAATTTGACTCCATGCTCGTCTTAAACGGACCACAAGGTGTCGGTAAAAGTACGTTGATCTCAAAGCTCGCTGGCGAATGGTTCTCCGACAGCTTAAACCTTGGAGATACAAAAGACAAAACCGCTGCAGAGAAATTGCAGGGCTACTGGATACTTGAAATTGGTGAACTGGCAGGTCTTAGAAAAGCTGAAGTGGAAACCCTGCGTTCTTTCCTCTCAAGGCAAAATGATATCTACCGTGCGGCTTTTGGAAAACGAGCAACCCCTCATCAGCGCCAGTGCATCTTCTTCGGCACCACCAACGCAGAGTCCGGCTATCTCAGAGATACAACAGGAAATCGTCGTTTCTGGCCTGTTAAAACTCCAGGTGGTGGAAGCAAACATTCATGGCAAATTACCGCTGAAGAGATCCAGCAGATTTGGGCTGAGGCTCTGGTATACGTCAAGGCTGGCGAAAAACTCTATCTGGACTCCTCCATGGAGCAGTTAGCCAAGGCTGAACAGCGTGATGCCATGGAATCCGATGAACGTGAAGGTTTGGTCAGAGAATACCTGGATACACTTCTCCCTGATGATTGGGAACAGATGGATCTATTCGAAAGAAGAAACTTCTTAAGTGGTGTTGAGCTTGGCGGCATTGGTCGCACTGGCACCAATAAGAGGCAAAGCGTCTGCAATATGGAAATCTGGTGTGAGTGTTTTGGTAAGGATCGGTCAAATCTTAAGCGCACCGACTCCAATGAGCTCTCTGCAATTCTCATAAAACTGGACTGGGAACGTCTACCGAAAAAAGATAGAACTACCCTTTATGGACCACAGTACATGTTTGTTCCTAAGTCTGTTCCCAGGTCTGTTCCTGGAAACAGCTAATTCTAGGAACTGTTCCTGGAACAGGTTTTGTTCCAGGAATATCAGGATAGGAACACTTTCAGGAACACCCCAAAGGGGCCGCCGCTAGGCCCCCACATAAGTTTTGTTCCTGTGTTCCTAATATCTTTATCTAATTAGAAATATAAAAAATAATACCAGTAAGACTCGAAATACGCACATTTGCGCGCGTAAGGGATTTCTGGGTTATAGGAACAGCTTAACTAAGGAGGTCAATGAAATGAAAAATAACGAAGTCAACTCTGCATATATTGCCCGGTGTCAAAGGCAACTGAAAAAATGGAACGCACCACTGGATGGTTGGTACTGTGATGATGTGGTTGATATTGAAGAAGAAAACTCTAGTGATGGCCTTTATACCTGTGAACTTTGTGGTTGCACTAGGGTCAGGTTCATTCATGTGATGCATCATGATGATTACTTTGAAGACATAAAGGTTGGCTGCATATGTGCCGGCATCATGGAAGGCGACGTCCTTGCTTCTAAAGAACGTGAGCGTCTCATGAAAAATCGAGCAAAACGAAGAAGTAACTTCCCAAACCGTAAATGGAAAGAAAACCGCTATGGTGGGTTTAGTCTTAAATACCAAGACAACTGGGTCAACATTCAGCAAAGCAGATTCAACCAGAACCACTATGGCGTCAGCTGCAATGGGAAATTCATCTGGAAACATAAAGGACGTCCCATCACTAGCTTTCTAGCTGCTACCTACGCCGCTTTTGACCTTGTGGATCCAGTAGAAAGGATATATGAGCTATGAATGAAAAATTCATTGAGCAAAAGTTAGTACTCACCGTAAAAAGCATGGGCGGCATTGCACCAAAGTTTGTCAGCCCTGGTTTTGATGGCATGCCGGATAGGTTAATCCTTCTCCCCGGAGGTAGAATTGCTTTTGTTGAAGTCAAAGCACCTGGAAAGAAACCTAGGCCCTTACAACTGGCAAGACATAAGCTCCTTCGCGATCTTGGCTTCAAGGTTTATGTTCTGGATAGCGTAGCAGGAATAAAGACAATAGTATCCGACATGGGAGGTGATGCCAAATGAAGTTCATACCACATGATTATCAGCAATACGCAAGTGCCTACATCGAAAACAATCCTATTGCTGCCATATTTCTTGATATGGGCTTGGGTTAGGAAAAACTGTGCTGACCCTTACCTCTATAAGCAATTTACTCTTTGACAGCTTTAAGGTTCATAAGGTTTTGGTGGTTGCCCCTCTTCGTGTGGCACGAGATACGTGGCCCCAAGAACTTGAGAAATGGTCACACCTAGACCATCTTATCTGGTCAGTAGCTATTGGTACTGAATCAGAAAGAAAAGCTGCACTTATGAAGAAAGCTGATATCTACATCATCAACAGAGAAAATGTCCGGTGGCTTGTGGAAGACAGCGGCATCCCTTTCAACTATGACATGGTGATCATCGACGAGCTTTCATCCTTTAAGAATCACAAATCTAAAAGATTTAAAGCCCTGATGAAAGTTCGTCCCCACATCAAAAGAGTGGTGGGTTTAACTGGTACTCCTACAGGAAACGGACTCATGGATCTATGGGCTGAGTTTAGGCTTCTGGATATGGGTAAACGCCTGGGTAGATTCATTGGCAAGTATCGAGACGACTACTTTATTCCAGATAAGCGTAATGGCCAGATTATCTTTAGTTACAAGCCTCTACCCTTTGCAGAAGATGCCATCTACCGACAGATTTCCGACATTACCATATCCATGAAATCCACTGACCATTTGAAGATGCCAGAACTCATCAGTTCAGAGTATCCAGTAAAGCTATCAGAACCAGAGCGTAAACGCTATGAGGAATTAAAGCGCGACCTGGTCCTTCAGCTTCCTGGTGGAGATATCACCGCAGCCAATGCTGCTTCTCTTTCTGGTAAACTGTCTCAAATGGCCAATGGAGCTGTCTACTCCGATACTCAAGAGATAATCAGAATCCATGACAGAAAGCTGGATGCACTAGAAGATCTAATTGAAGCCGCTAATGGAAAGCCCGTCCTGGTTGCCTATTGGTTTAGGCATGACCTTGAGCGCATCACAGAAAGGCTGAGGCACAATAAAATAAAGTTCTCTCGCCTTGATTCTTCTGAAAGCATTAGGAGCTGGAACAGTGGTGAATTACCTGTAGCTTTAATACACCCCGCTTCTGCAGGACATGGCCTGAACCTTCAACAAGGCGGCTCCACTCTCATTTGGTTTGGTCTGACCTGGAGCTTGGAACTCTACCAGCAAACCAATGCCCGTCTATGGAGACAAGGACAAACAGAAAATACCGTTGTTGTTCAACACATCATTACCAAGGACACCATCGATGCACGTATTCTTAAAGCACTAAGAGAAAAGAACAGCACCCAAGCTGCACTAATCAATGCCGTAAAGGCAGATCTGAAAATCTAAGACAACCTATGACAATCCTCGCCAATCCGAGTGAAATCTAAAATATTCGGAGGGCTGACATGAATAAACAAAACGCAAGAGAATACTTCTCAAAAGCTTATCGCATTGACCATCGGATCCGTAGCAAGTTTGAGCAATTGGAATCTTTAAATGCACTGGCAACAAGAGCCACATCGACTTTGAGCTCAATGCCAAGAAATCCGAACCGCTCAACATCCACAATGGCTGATGTGATTGCAAGAATCATCGACCTGCAGGAAGAAATCAATCAGGACATCATTAGTCTTGTAGATACTAAACGTGAAATTATGACCATCATCAAGTCCATAGAAAACTCTGAGTACCAGACGCTTCTTGAGAAGCGCTACCTTTGTTTTCTAACCTGGGAAAAGATCGCAGTGGATATGTGTTACACCATCCACCATCTCTACAAAATGCATAACGCTGCCTTGGAAGTTTGCAGTAAGATTTTAAATCAGGATACCTAAAACCATAGAATGATACCCACCGCATGTGATTATATGTAAAATGGAGGTTTATAAAAATGAGCTACCGTGAAGCTAAAGAAGACAACATCAGAATCTCAAAGGCTGGAAGGATGACCTACTACTTCCCCCACTGCCGCTTCTGTGGTGATGAAGTAAGATCCTTAAACTATCTCAGGGACAGACACTATGTCTGTAAAGAATGTAAGCCCCACAAAGAAATCCTATTAAAAACTGGTATCTTTGATTAGTTGGATACTAAATAACATAGAATGATACCTACGATGTGTGCTTATATATAAAGTGAGTCACAATGCAAACGAGCCTTCTTGGGAACACCCCACGAGGGCTTTTCTTATGCCCAAAAGGAGGTGAACTCATGCCATATAAACCTAAGCGTCCTTGTGCTTACCCAGGCTGCGGTCGGCTTGCTGACAGCGAGCAATACTGCGCTGAGCATAAGAAGGTGGTAACAAAACGATACAACCAGTACCAACGCGACCCTGCTTCCAACAAGCGCTATGGTAGGTCCTGGAAACGCATCAGGGACCGCTACATCAAAGCCCATCCTCTTTGTGAGGAGTGTGATAAGAACGGACGAATTAAAGCTGCTGAAGAAGTCCACCACATCCTCCCTCTCTCCAAAGGCGGCGGCAATGAAACAAGTAACCTGATGGCCCTTTGTAAGTCATGTCACTCAAAGATCACTGCTGAGAGTGGTGACCGCTGGGGGAGGTAAAATCCCTAGGACTTTTTAATTCGGACAGCGGGCTGGGGTGTCGTGTTAAAAAACGCAGATTCAAACGGGGGTATAGCCCCCACTTTGTAAAGGAGGTGTGATCATTGGCAAAAGACGGTACGAACAGAGGTGGCGCTCGTGTTGGTGCAGGGGCAAAAAAGAAACCTCTGGCTGACAAAATAGCCGAAGGAAATCTTGGTGGTAGGAAACTGACTGTGATGGAGTTTTCCGATACGGCAGATCTTGAGGGACAAGAAATGCCTGAACCAAATAAGATGCTTGAAGCCATTCAAAAAGATGGTAAAGCACTGGTGGCTGGTGAAATCTACAAAGCCACATGGCAGTGGCTGGATAAGCGTGGCTGCGCTGCTCTGGTTTCTCCACAGCTCCTTGAAAGGTATTCCATGAGTGTTGCCAGGTGGATTCAATGTGAAGAAGCTATTACTGAATATGGTTTTCTTGCTAAGCACCCCACCACAGGAAATGCCATTCAAAGTCCTTATGTATCCATGGGACAAAACTACATGAACCAGACCAATCGTCTATGGTTTGAGATATTCCAGATTGTAAAAGAAAACTGTACTGGTGATTACAAAGGAGCAAATCCTCAGGATGATGTGATGGAAAGACTTCTTTCTGCTCGTAGGGGCAAATAAAAAAAGGCAACCGAATTACCAGTTGCCTAAACTACTACTTTAAACTCACATATCCAAAGTGATATTGACTGTTGTTGATCACTTGTTGAAGATCAGCATCTGTGGAAGTGACTTTAAATAATCTTGCTGTGAGTGTATTTTCTTCTTGAATGTTTTTTAGCTTAATCCATATTCTTGCTGTTTCGCCGTGCCATAGACTTGGATAATCGTTTGAATCCAAAGCGGAGGGCTGTTTAAATGAAACAATTTCTAAAACATCCGCCTTATAAGCTATGTCGTTTTCACCGCCAGCTTTTTCACCAATACAGAATAGTAGTGAAATCTTTTTACCTAATTGAATGGCTTTATTGTATTCATCAACTCTCTTTTGAGACATTCCGTAATAAAGAGCTTGCGTTGAAAACCAGGTATATCCTCTGATAGCTTCATCAGAGATATAGGCCTGCATTGTTTCATGTCCATTATATTCGTTGCCCTGATTGTCATAAGAAAAACCAAGCTTCATAAACAAGAACAATTCCTCGGAAGTAATAGGTGACTCATTATCACGGTCAGAAAGCATTTGCTTAACACCTTCAACATTAAGGTATTTTCGCTTAAGTTCAAAATAAAGATCTTCGTCTTTAGCAAGCATATACATTTCAAGCATATCATTCAAAGCGACGGTCTTTGGTGTTTCTTTGATAGCTACAAATTCATCGAACATTTGTTGAACTGTTTCATGAGCATTGATTGTCATGTAATTTTTTCGTGGCATATAAACCCTCCTTAATTGTACTACCATTCCGATTGACTGGTTATTTATATTGTACTACCTTTCCGGTCGAGCGTCAATAAGAACTACAAAATAAAAACAGATGGGAGATAATGATATGAGTAAAAACTACAGAACCGCAGAAAGTGTCTGCAAAGGACATCCAGATAAGCTTTCTGATTTAATCGCTGATAGCATTTTGGATGCTTGCCTTCGCAGAGACAAAGCTTCACGTGTTGCCTGTGAGGTCATGGCTACTAAAGGGAAAATCATCGTAGCGGGCGAGATCACCTGCAGCGAAAAAATTAACATCCGCCTTATCGTGAAAAATGCACTTCGTGAAGTGGGATACAGTCCTTGGAGATTTACAGTATTTGTGTTTGTACATCATCAAAGTGTAGATATTGCTGCTGGTGTGGATACAGCACTTGAAGCAAGAAATGGAATTATTGATCCGTACGGTTCCATCGGTGCTGGTGATCAAGGCACTGTATATGGATATGCTACCAACGAAACTCGTGAACTGTTACCTCTACCTTTACTTTTATCTCATAGAATCGTAAAGCGTATTGATGAATGTCGTAAAGGAAAAATCATCAAGGGTATCCTTCCTGATGGAAAAGCACAAGTCACTGTTGAGTACGATGGGGATAAACCTATCCGTATTAAGACTGTAGTAGTTTCTGTGCAGCACCATAAGGACAAAACTCAAAAGAGATTAGAATCAGATATCTTAAACAACGTTCTCTGGCAGTGCTTCGAAGATTTCCCCTTAGATGATGAAACCGAAATTCTCATCAATCCTTCAGGCAGATTTGTTGAAGGTGGTCCTGCTGCTGATACGGGACTTACTGGAAGAAAGATCATGGTGGACACTTATGGTGGTCTAGCTTCTCACGGTGGTGGAGCTCTTTGCGGAAAGGACCCAACTAAGGTTGATAGAAGCGGCGCTTATATGGCCAGGTACATTGCTAAGAATATTGTTTGGAGCGGGCTTGCTGATAAATGCGAGGTCGCTATTTCTTATGCCATCGGAAAAGCAAATCCAGTAGCGGTTAATGTGACATCCTTTGGCACAGGGAAAATCAGTGATGAGGATTTAAGTGAACTGGTAAAAGAGATTTTTAACTTACGTCCAGCTGCTATCATTGAAAAGCTACGCCTTCGAAATGCAATCTACTCCGATACAGCAACCTACGGACATTTCAACTCCTCTCTCTTCCCGTGGGAGAACGTGGATTTCAATCTAAACTTAAGAAAGGTGGCGGAAAGATATGAAGATTGAAAAACTGAAAACGAAGCTCTTACTTCCCGCTGACTATAATCCGCGTAAGGATTTAAAACCTGGGGATGCGGAATACGATAAACTCAAACGTTCCATTGAGCAGTTTGGATATGTAGAACCAGTCATCTGGAACAAGACCACTGGCAGAGTTGTAGGCGGCCACCAGAGATTAAAAGTGCTCCTGGATTTAGGAATGACCGAAGTTGAGTGTGTGGTCATCGAGATGGATGAAGATAAAGAAAAGGCGCTCAACATTGCCCTCAATAAAATCAGCGGCGACTGGGATAAAGATAAGCTAGCTCTTCTTATTGCTGACCTGCAGGGTGCTGACTTTGATGTCTCCCTTACTGGTTTTGATCCTTCTGAGCTGGATGACCTGTTTAAAGATTCCCTGAAGGAAGGAATTCACGATGATGAATTTGATGTGGATGCAGAGCTGGAAAAACCCGCCATGACAAAACTTGGTGACGTCTGGAAGCTTGGTCCTCATAGGCTGGTTTGCGGTGATTCCACCAAAGCTGAAACCTTCACGCTTCTCATGGATGGAAAGCTGGCAAACCTAGTGGTGACAGATCCCCCTTACAATGTAAACTATGAAGGGTCTGCCGGTAAAATCAAAAACGACAACATGGGAGATTCTGCTTTCTATGAATTCCTACTGGCTGCCTTTACTAATACGGAAGCTGTCATGACCGAGGACTCCTCTATCTATGTTTTCCATGCAGATACGGAAGGACTGAACTTTAGAAGAGCCTTTTCTGAAGCCGGCTTCTACCTCTCCGGTACCTGTATCTGGAAAAAGCAATCCCTGGTCCTTGGTCGGTCTCCATACCAGTGGCAGCATGAACCTGTGCTCTTTGGATGGAAGAAAAAAGGCAAGCACAATTGGTACGCGGATCGAAAGCAAACAACCATCTGGGAATTTGAAAAGCCGAAGAAGAATGGCTCTCATCCAACAATGAAGCCGGTGGCTCTTGTGGCCCATCCTATTCTCAATTCAAGTCTTAGCAATTGCATCGTCCTCGATCCCTTTGGCGGTTCTGGTAGCACCCTCATTGCCTGCGATCAGACCCAGCGAATCTGCCACACCATTGAGCTTGATGAGAAGTTTTGTGACGTTATTGTTGAACGCTACATTTCCGGAATACAGACTTCAGATGATGTCTATCTCCTGCGTGATGGCAAAGAATACCGTTACAGTGACCTCCCTGAAAATAATTAACACAACTATCGAAAGATAGACTTGCTATTTACATCACTTAGAGTGATATATGTAGTAAGCAAAAAACAAGGAGGTCAATACCATGAAAATCAATTACAACGTAACCGGTAACGAACGTAAAAAGCTGGTAAAGCTCATCAGTGAAATCACAGAGGTTCCTTCAAAATACCTGGGTGTCCCATCCTGCGCTTACCAGGTCGGACCCTACCACGTCGGAAAAGACGGAGAATTAACCTTTGACACCGAAGTAGCTCAGGACGATATCAAGACGCTGATAAAAAAGCTACAAGTGGCAGGGTTTGAACCTGAGGTGGATGAACCAGCTCCTGCTGAAGTAGAGACCGAGGAAACTGGACTCATCATCCAGATACCAAAAGACTCCCTCTCCGATGAAGACCTGGAGAAGCTAGCCAAACTGCTAGAAGCAAAAGGCAACCTCATTAAGAAAGCTTTGAATGTAGATGCCCTTCCCATTAAAGCCGATGAGGAACGCATAAGCTTCCCTTGGTTTTCAAAACTGCCAAATCCAGATGAGATAAAAGCCTACTCCCAGTTCATTACAAAGCTGTGTGAGATGGCGAAAACCCAAAAGAGAATTACTGTAAAAGAGAAAGAAGTCGACAATGAAAAATACGCATTCCGCTGCTTCCTTCTCCGCCTTGGATTTATCGGAGAGGAATTCAAAGCCCATAGAAAGATTCTCCTTCAAAACCTTTCAGGAAGCAGTGCCTTCAAAGGAGGTGCTCCAAATGAAACCGATCAGTAAAGAAAGACTGGCCCACCTACGCAAGCAGTACCCCACTGGCGCCAGGGTTCAGCTCCTTTGGATGGATGATGTGCAAGCACCACCAGCGGGCACAAAAGGCACCGTGTGGGGCGTGGATGACACAGGCTCTATCATGGTCCAGTGGGACAACGGCAGCAGCTTGAATGTGGTTTACGGCATTGATTCCTGTAAGGTAATCGATGAAAATTCTAGGAAGGAGTCACAGCAATGAAGGCTTTATTTGGTCGAAAGTTCTACAACTTTAAGGAACTAAAAGAAGCAACTGAAGAAGCAAAGGAAGATGGCGTCATTGGCTCCGAATACACTGTGATTCGAGAAGTTGAACTCAGTGATTCAGAGTTCAAGAAGTTCACCAGTGATTTTCTAGAGGATCAGCCCTGGATCAAGAAGTCAGATGGTGGGACCAACGAAAAAGGTGAGCTTCGATGCATTAGGGTCATTAACAAAGACACCGGTGAAAAGATACTCACCAATCCTGAGGGCTACTCCTACTGCCGTTACTGTGCGATTGAAGATTAATTTGGGAGACTTAAAACCTGCTCTATTACTACAGAAATGACTTGCTATTATTCTCGTTTAGAGTGATATATGTAATACCAAAACAAAACCACACTAAATGGAGGATGAGAACATGAAAGAAATCAAAGCATTTGAAGAAGCTAAAGCAACCGGCGTAAACTTTAAGGAGTCTGGAATCAACAGCACAATGTACTGGGCCTACGAAAGAAGCAAGGAAGCAGGAAACGACACCATCGACTTTTCTGAGGTCATTTGGGATTGCGACATTGAACACATTGTTAAAGCCTGTAGAGCCTACGGAATAGACCACATCACCATTTCAAGCACCTTCTCAGGGCTGATCGCAACCCTATCCGAATTTGAAAAGCACGGCTGCAGGATGGACGGACTTACCAAGGTTAAGACAAGCTACACCGACTGGCAGACCGGCGAAAAGCAAATTCTACCAGCAATCTTGGTTAGGATTTAAGGAGGGCTTAGACCATGTGGAGAAAAGGTAAAATCGAAGTCGAGAACAGAACCATACATTACTGGATCAAATGCTTTGACTTAGGCTCCCCTTACGGCATTGATGAGGGTAGAATATCAAAACTGATGCTAAAGCGAGATGGCCAGATCATTGCAAACTTTGATAGAGGCTGGGACATCGAACCCATCGACGCCAATGCGCAAGCTGCACTTGAAATATTCATGAAGGAATACAATTAACAACAAGACAAAAACGCATGACGGAACAGGGCTGCATAGCTCTTTTCCTCGTTACAGAAGACCTTATGGTCTATTTTTTATGTCTTTTTAAAGGAGGTGTCCGCATATCCGAAAACTTAAGAAGTATAAACCAACCTCTTACATGGCGAAGGATTCCTATTACAGCAAGGAGATGGCGGACTATGCAGTAGGTTTTATTGAATGCCTCTCCCACACCAAAGGAACCTGGGCTGGGAAACCCTTTGAACTGATAGATTGGCAAGAGCAAATCATCCGGGATTTATTTGGAACCATAAAAGCAAATGGCTATCGCCAGTTTAATACAGCTTATGTAGAGATACCAAAGAAGATGGGAAAAAGTGAGCTTGCAGCGGCTGTTGCCCTGCTCTTAACCTGCGGAGATAACGAAGAACGTGCTGAGGTTTATGGCTGCGCTGCAGATCGTAACCAAGCCTCCATCGTTTTTAACGTGGCTGCTGATATGGTGCGAATGTGCCCTGCCTTATCCAAGCGGGTAAAGATTCTGGACTCACAAAAAAGACTTATCTACCAACCCACCGGAAGCATTTATCAAGTGCTTTCAGCGGATGTAGGAAACAAGCACGGCTTCAACACCCATGGCGTTGTCTTCGATGAGCTCCACACTCAACCAAACCGAAAGCTCTATGATGTTATGACCAAAGGTAGTGGTGATGCCAGGATGCAGCCCTTGTACTTTTTAATCACCACTGCTGGAGATAATCAAAACAGTATCTGCTGGGAGGTTCATCAAAAAGCACTGGATATCATGGCAGGAAGAAAGAACGATCCTACCTTCTACCCCGTCATTTATGGCGCAGATCTTGAAGATGACTGGTCTGATCCAAAGGTCTGGAAGAAAGCAAATCCATCCCTCGGCATCACTGTCAGCATGGATAAAGTAAAAATGGCTTATGAGTCAGCAAGACAAAACCCTGCTGAAGAAAACAGCTTCAGGCAACTACGACTCAATCAATGGGTTAAGCAGGCTATTCGCTGGATGCCCATGGACAAATGGGATGCCTGTGCTTTCCCCGTTAATCCAGAAAGCCTCAAAGGTCGCGTCTGCTATGGTGGTTTGGATCTTTCTTCTTCCACTGACATAACAGCCTTCGTACTTGTCTTCCCACCACAGGATGAAGACGACAAATATGTGATACTCCCTTACTTCTGGATACCGGAAGACAGCATAGACCTTAGGGTTAGACGGGATCATGTGAATTATGATGTTTGGGAAAAACAAGGCTTCCTTCTAACTACCGAAGGCAATGTTGTTCACTATGGATTCATTGAGACATTCATTGAGGAGCTTGGGATGAAATATAACATCCGTGAGATTGCCTTTGACCGCTGGGGAGCAGTTCAGATGACACAGAACCTAGAAAATTTAGGGTTCACCGTTGTCCCTTTTGGTCAGGGATTTAAAGACATGTCTCCGCCTACAAAAGAATTAATGAAGCTGACTTTGGAAGAAAAAATCGCTCACGGTGGTCATCCTGTTCTCCGCTGGATGATGGATAACATTTTTATTAGAACTGATCCTGCTGGGAATATCAAAGCAGACAAAGAGAAATCCACAGAAAAGATTGACGGTGCTGTTGCCACGATCATGGCTCTTGACCGAGCGATTCGCTGTGGCGGAGAAACTGGTAATTCTGTTTATGATGACAGAGGACTATTCGTATTTTAGGAAAGGAGGTTGATGTCCATGGGAATACTGCAAGGAATATTCAAGGCACGTGATAAGCCTAAAGATGCTCTTGGTGGCAGCCGATACAGCTTCTTTTTTGGAAGTACTAGTGCTGGAAAACCGGTCAATGAGCAAACCGCCATGCAGATGACCGCAGTGTACAGCTGCGTGAGAATCTTATCTGAGACGCTGGCGGGTATACCACTTCATGTCTACAAATACAACGATTCAGGTGGCAAGGAGAAAAACTTAAAACACCCGCTATATAAACTGCTTCATGATGAACCAAACCCTGAGATGACTTCTTTTGCGTTTAGAGAGACGCTAATGAGTCATCTTTTATTATGGGGAAATGCCTATGCTCAGATAATTAGAAATGCACGTGGTGAAGTGATTTCTCTCTACCCACTCATGCCAAACAAAATGACGGTCGATCGCGATTCAAGTGGTCGGCTTTTCTATTTGTACCAGCGTGGCAATGAGGATGTCCCTACTCTTGGCAAAGAGCATCAAGTGTATCTTTCACCATCAGACGTCCTTCATATCCCAGGACTTGGCTTTGACGGACTGGTAGGTTATTCACCCATTGCCATGGCAAAAAATGCTGTGGGCCTAGCCATAGCTACTGAAGAATATGGAGCTAAGTTTTTTGCTAATGGTGCTTCACCGGGTGGTGTCCTGGAACATCCTGGTACTATCAAGGACCCTGCAAGGATAAAAGAATCCTGGAATGCAGCTTATCAAGGAAGTGGTAATGCCCACCGGGTAGCTGTCCTTGAGGAAGGTATGAAGTATCAGCCTATAGGTATATCTCCTGAGCAGGCACAGTTCCTTGAAACCAGAAAGTTTCAGATCAATGAGATCGCTCGTATCTTTAGAGTGCCCCCTCATATGCTTGCTGATTTAGAGAAGTCATCCTTTAGTAACATCGAACAGCAATCACTTGAGTTCGTAAAATACACTCTCGACCCTTGGGTGGTCCGCTGGGAACAGTCCATGTGTAGGGCACTGCTTATGGAAAGCGAGAAACCTAATGTGTTTATCAAGTTTAATGTGGATGGCCTTCTGCGTGGTGACTATGTAAGTCGTATGAGTGGCTATGCTACTGCCCGGCAGAATGGCTGGATGAGCGCCAATGATATCAGAGAGCTAGAAAATCTGGATAGAATTCCAGAATCCTTTGGTGGCGACCTCTACCTCATCAACGGCGCAATGACAAAATTACAGGACGCAGGCGCGTTCGCAAATATCAAAGAAACGGAGGAACCGAAATGAAGAAGTTTTGGAACTGGGCGCGTGATGAAAACACTGGCGTCCGAACACTATATCTAGACGGCGTTATTGCCGAAGACTCATGGTTTGACGATGATGTCACCCCTAAGGCATTTAAAGCAGAGCTTACTGCCGGTGAGGGTGACATAGTTATTTGGCTCAATTCTCCAGGAGGTGATTGCATTGCTGCTAGTCAGATTTACGCCATGCTGATGGATTACAAGGGTACTGTTACCGTAAAGATTGACGGTATTGCAGCCTCAGCCGCCTCAGTCATCGCCATGGCGGGGACAACGGTGCTTATGGCACCAACTGCCCTCATGATGGTCCATAACCCCCTTACGGTGGCCATTGGAGACAGCGAGGAAATGAAAAAAGCCATCGCCATGCTTTCTGAAGTTAAAGAGAGCATCATCAATGCCTACGAAATCAAGACAGGTCGATCAAGGACAAAGCTCTCCCATCTTATGGATGCAGAAACCTGGCTCAATGCAAAGAAGGCCATCGAGCTTGGCTTTGCTGATGGCATCTTGGAGGATGAAAAGAAACGAAATCAGACTGAGGACTTTACCTATGCCTTCAGCCGCAGAGCTGTAACCAACTCTCTGCTGGATAAGGTAAAACCCAAACTAGCAAAAGAGAATACTGGCACCCCTATTGAGTCGCTAGAAAAGCGGCTTTCTTTGATTCAACACTAAATTTTAGGAGGAAAACACTATGAATAAAATTCTTGAACTGCGTGAAAAAAGAGCAAAGTCCTGGGAAGCTGCTAAAGCCTTCCTGGATACCAAAAGAGGTACAGATGGAATTGTATCTGCTGAAGACACTGCAACCTATGAAAAGATGGAAGCGGATGTGGTTGCCCTTGGTAAGGAAATCGACCGCCTTGAAAAGCAAGAAGCGCTAGACCGTGAGCTTTCAAAGCCACTTAACACACCACTTACCGGAAAACCTATCTTCCAGGGTATGGAATCCAAAGGCGGAAGAGCCTCTGCAGAATACCAGAAAGCTTTCTGGAATGCCATGAGAACCCGTGCTGGTGAAGGCCTCGATCCTATGATTAAGAACGCACTGCAGATTGGTACTGACACTGAAGGAGGGTACCTTGTACCAGATGAGTTTGAGCGTACCCTCATTGAGTCCCTTAATGAAGAGAATATCTTCAGAAAGCTGGCCAATGTCATCTCCACTGCTTCTGGCGATCGTAAGATTCCAGTGGTGGCTTCCAAAGGTACCGCTTCTTGGATTGATGAGGAAGGTGCAATTCCTGAAAGCGATGATAGCTTTGGACAGGTTTCCATAGGCGCTTATAAGCTTGGTACCATGATCAAGGTATCTGAAGAGCTTCTTAATGACAGCGTCTTTAATCTTGAGAACTATATCGCCAGGGAGTTTGCAAGACGTATTGGTAACAAGGAAGAAGATGCCTTCTTTACTGGAGATGGCTCTGGTAAGCCTACGGGTATTCTTGCTGCCACTGGTGGAGCACAGATCGGTGTAACTGCTGCAAGTGCTACAGCTATTACCATTGATGAGATTTTGGACCTCTTCTACTCTCTTAAATCGCCTTACAGAAACAAATCCGTATTCGTTATGAACGATGCCACCATTAAGGCAATTAGGAAGCTGAAAGATGGTCAGGGTCAGTATATCTGGCAGCCTTCACTTCAGGCAGGAACACCAGATACCATTCTGAATAGACCTGTTTACACTTCGTCCTACGTTCCTACCATCGCTGCATCTGCAAAGTCCATCATCTTCGGTGACTTTGGCTACTACTGGGTTGCGGATCGTCAAGGCAGAGTATTCAAGAGACTTAATGAGCTCTATGCAGCCACTGGCCAGGTAGGTTTTGTTGCCACTCAGCGTGTGGATGGAAAACTGATTCTGCCTGAAGCCATTAAAGTGCTTCAGCAGAAAGCGTAATGGAGGTGCACTATGAGCTATAACACAAAGAACTATACCGAACAGGGCGGTGAAAAAACCGTTATTGGTGGAACGCTTGAAATCAAGGATGGGGCGGTCGTTACTGGCCTCCCTGTTCTTGACAATCAAGCCGCAAGTACTGCTGCCACGGTTGAAGATTTGGTAACGGATTTTAATACCCTTCTCACCAAACTTAAGGCTGCAGGGCTTATGATTTCAGACTAATGAAAGGATGGTGGCGGTATGACACTGCTGGAAAAAGTAAAAGCAAATCTTATTCTTGATCACTCGGCTGATGATGAACTACTTGAAATGTACATCACCGCCGCCACGAGGTATGCAGAAAGTTATCAGCATCTTCCAGAGAACCACTACGTGGAAGCAGTTATGCCAGCCACCACACAGCAAGCCATCATCATGCTGTCGTCCCACTTTTATGAATCCAGGGACGGCAGCACCGGTGGTTTTTTCTCAGATAATGTTCAGGCTGGACAGCAGGTATGGAATACAGTCAATCTCCTGCTGCGACTTGATCGGGATTGGAAGGTGTAGTCATGAGCTTTGGGAAAATGAATACCTTTATTGACATCATTGAGAGCGTCACCATAAAAGATCCCGAAGGCTTTAAAACTGAAGTTGATAACATTGTAGCTTCTGTCAGAGCCTACCGTGAAGGTCGCCATGGCAATGAAAAATGGGCAAACAGAGCATCCTTTTCAGAAGCCACAGACCTTTTTCGCTTTCGCTGCATCCCTGGTACAACCATAACAACGTCTATGGTGATCATCCATAGTGATAAGAGATTTGAAATAACATCTGTTGAGGATGTGAAAGGCCGCGGGATGTACATTGAAGTGCTGGCCAAGGAGGTGGTTCCAAGTGGCTAAAGCAACCATGAAAATGCCCGATGACTTTCTGATGAAGCTCTCAAAACTTGGTGATAAGACCGATGAAATCATCTCTAATGTTTTAGAAGCTGGTGGTGAGGTTGTTCTGGATAAAGTGAAAACCAACCTTAAAGGCGTTATTGGGAACGAAACCAAAGAAAAAAGCCGTTCAACTGGCGAGCTGGTATCTTCCCTAGGCCTCTCTCCCACTAAGCTAGATCGAAATGGAAACTTCAATGTCAAGGTTGGCTTTAATGAACCTCGTGGTGATGGAGATGCCAATGCTAAGATTGCAAATATCCTTGAGTACGGTAAATCAGGTCAGCCGCCTAAACCCTTCTTGAAGCCCGCAAAGTCAGCATCGCGGAAGGCCTGCATTGAAACTATGAAATCAGAACTGGATAAGGAGATTGAAAAGCTATGAGCTTACTTGCGGATTTAAACCACATACTCGGACCCCTGAACATTCCTGTGGAAACCGGAGTGTTTTCTGATACGCCGCCTGATGAATATCTGGTTATCACTCCCATGTCTGATAGGCTTGATCTCTTTGCAGACAATGAGGCCTATATGATTCTTTCAGAAGCTCGGCTTTCTCTTTTCACGAAGAAGAACTATATGAAGCGCAAAAAGGAACTGACAAAAGCCCTGCAATCTGGCGGGATAACCATAACGGATAGACAGTATGTTGGCTACGAGAATAATACTAAATTTCATCATTACGCCATTGACGTAATGAAAGAATATGAAACGGAGGAAGAATAAATGGCAACGATAGGATTGGACTCTCTATTTTATGCAAAAATCACGGAGGATCAAAATGGCATCGAAACCTATGGCACCCCTAAAGTGCTGGCTAAAGCCATGACTGCAGAACTGAGCATCGAGCTCATTGAAGCCATTCTCTATGCAGATGATGGAGCCAGCGAGGTGGTTAAAGAATTTAAGAGTGGTGCCCTGACACTCGGCATTGATGATATCGGATCATTGGTAGCACAGGATTTGACAGGATGTAAAATCGACAGCAACAATGTGGTGGTTTCAAGAAGTGAAGATGGTGGTAGCCCTGTGGCAGTTGGGTTTCGTGCCAAGAAGGCCAATGGAAAATATCGCTACTTTTGGCTCTACAGGGTTATCTTCTCTGTTCCCGCCACAAGCCTTGCCACCAAAGGCGACTCCATTACTTTTAGCAGTCCCACCATAGAAGGAACCGTCTTTAGAAGAAACAAACTAGACGGAGAAAGCAAACATCCTTGGAAAGCGGAAGTTACTGAAGGAGATAATGGTGTAGCGGCATCAACAATTACAAGCTGGTTCACATCCGTATATGAACCAGACTTTACAGCCGTAACCCCAACCATAACCATCACAACCCAGCCGGCAAGCTTAACTGAAGTAACCGCAGGCAGTATTTCTGGAAGCCTTTCTGTTGTGGCAAATTCCAACACTTCAAATCCAGTGACCTATCAGTGGTATGAAAACACCATTGATAGCACCACTGGCGGTACTGCCATTAATGGGGAGACATCGGCCAGCTTTGATATTCCAACAGATCTCTTGGCCGATACCTATTACTACTACTGTGTCTTAAGCTCTAGTGGTGCACAAAACGTGACGACTACAGTGGCTACTGTTGTTGTTTCTTAATGGGAGGGTTGATCATGGCAGATGAAAAATTAAAAGTTGATGAGGCAGCAGAAGAAAGAAGCACTACCATTGATATTGGCGGTACAGAGTTTAAGATGATTCTCACCACCAAAGCGACAAAGGAAATTGCCAAGCGCTATGGTGCTCTTGAGAATTTAGGCGATAAGCTCATGAAAACCGAGAACTTTGAAATGGCGCTCGAGGAGGTGGTTTGGCTCATCACCCTTCTGGCAAACCAATCCATCCTGATCCACAATATTAGGAACAAGGATGATAGAAAAGAACTTCTCACAGAAGATGAAGTGGAGCTTCTTACCACTCCCTTTGACCTGGCTAATTACAAGAATGCCATTATGGCCAGTATGATGAAAGGCACGAAAAGAAATGTGGAGAGTGAACCATCAAAAAACGAAGTGGTCGGGTAAGTGATCAAGAGTTATTTACCCGACTCATTTATTATGGCACCGTCCACCTAAATAGAAACGAAGATGAAGTCTGGCTTTTACCAATTGGTTATCTGATGGATCTTTGGGAGTGCCACAAGCAGTTTACTGGCATATCAAAACCAAGAGTAGATTATACAATCGATGATGTTATACCAGAGTTTCTATAAAAATTCTACCCAACACTGTAAGAGGTGTTTTTTTTATGCCCTGAAGGAGGTGAAAGTATGTCAGACTTTGGACTGAAGATTGGCCTTGAAGGCGAAAAGGAATTTAAAAATGCACTTCGCGAAATTAATCAGGACTTTAAGATACTAGGTTCAGAAATGAATCTGGTTACCTCACAGTTTGATAAGCAAGACAAATCACTCCAAGCAGTAACCGCTAGAAATGAAGTCTTAAACAAAGAAATCGATGCTCAAAAGGAAAAAGTCACAACCCTTGAAGCTGCTCTGAAGAATGCCGCTGAATCCTTTGGGGAAAATGATAAGCGAACAAAAGCCTGGCAGGTTCAGCTTAATAATGCAAATGCAGATCTGAATAAAATGGAAAAGGAACTGGAGGATTCTACTGTTGATGCGAATAACCTCAGAGAACAGTTAGAAGAATCCGGTAAGTCCGCAGAAGGTGCTGGTGGGAAGTTTGAGAAGTTTGGAGGAGTTCTTAAGGGGATCGGAACTGCAATGGGTTCTGTGGCTCTTGCAGCAGGTGCTGCTACTATAAAACTTGGAACTGAGATTGTCCAGCAGTTTGGTGAGCTTGAACAGAATCTTGGTGGTTCCGAAGCTGTATTTGGAAAGTACGCTTCTTCTATTCAGAAAACTGGTGAGGAAGCCTACAAAAATCTAGGTGTGTCCCAGAGTCAATATTTGGCCACAGCCAATAAGATGGGAGCGCTTTTTCAAGGCTCTGGTGTTGAACAACAAAAGAGTTTAGAACTTACGGAGAAAGCCATGCAACGAGCTGCAGATATGGCCTCCGTTATGGGCATCGATATGCAGGTTGCCCTTGATTCTGTTGCTGGTGCTGCTAAGGGTAACTTCACCATGATGGATAACTTGGGAGTTGCCATGAATGCCACAAATATCGAAGCCTATGCTCTTGCCAAAGGATTAGATTTTACATGGGCATCGGCAACAAATGCAGAAAAAGCTGAAGTGGCCATGCAGATGTTCTTTGAAAATACGGAGCAGTATGCGGGGAACTTTGCCAGAGAATCCACCCAAACCGTCACAGGTTCCATAGGTCTTCTACAAGCTGCACTAGGTTCGTTTACTGCAGGTCTGGGAAATGCAGATGCGGATATGACCAACTTAACCCAAAATCTCGTAGATGCTTTTCAGTCAGTAGTTATTAATATTGTACCAATATTAGAAAATGTGGTTACTGCTCTACCTGCAGCAATGGATGCGATCCTTATGGCCATTGGAGACCTTCTGCCAGTTCTTCTTAGTACAGTAACGGATTTATTCAGCCAGGTTCTGGAAACCTTGCTGAGCCTACTTCCAGAACTGATTCCAGCAGCTGTAGATGCGGTCATGACAATTGTTGGAGCACTCATTGAGAATTTGCCGCTTTTAATAGATGCGGCTATACAGCTAATTACTGCTCTTGTAGAAGGGTTAGGATTGGCTCTGCCTGAACTGATTCCAGCAATGATTGAAGCAGTCATTTTGATTGCTACCACTTTAATCGATAATATGAGCTTAATTCTGGATGCTGCCTTTCAACTAATTAGTGGATTGGCTCAAGGACTTTTAAATGCACTCCCTACTCTAATTGAATCTTTGCCCCAGATCATCAACAGTATTGTTGGATTTATTACCAGCAATCTACCCAGACTCATTGAAATGGGTGTTCAGCTAACCATTCAACTGGGGATGGGCTTAATCAGAGCCATTCCCCAGGTCGTTTCTCAACTTCCTCAAATCATTACAGCCATAGTTTTAGGTCTCGGTAGAGCCCTCCCTTCTATTGTTGAAGTGGGTCGGAATATCGCAAGAGGTTTATGGGATGGTATCTCATCGATGATTGGTTGGCTTGGTGAGCGCGTAAAAAGTATGGTTAATGGCATAGTAGGCGGTGTCAAAAGGGTACTCGGTATCCGGTCGCCATCAAAAGTATTTGCCGGTATTGGCGCTAACATGAGTGAAGGTATTGGTGAAGGATTTACAGAAGCGATGAGTGGTGTAGAAGATGATATGCAAGGAGCCATACCTACTGATTTTGATCTCGATCTTAATTCTCAAGTATCAGGAAATCTTGGAGGTTCTGAAGGAGCTGTTTTTGATGTGACTATTCCTCTTACCATTGACGGTAATATTTTGACAAGAGTTATTGCACAGCTTCAGTGGAACCAAAATACTGTCACAGTTAGAAACCTTGGTGTGGCAGGGAGTTAATAGAAAGGAGGCGATCTCTTGATTGAAATTTACGCAGGAGCAACCCTGATTCAGTCCGTTAACAAAGTCATCAGCTCAAATATAAGAGAAACCTTAGAGGGTGAGTTCACCCTCTCATTTACTGTTATGGCGAAGTCTGCACTGGCTTTAAAAACAAAGCAAATTGCAAAACTAGATAATCAGTATTTTGAACTGGTCCAAATTAGTAAATCAATTCAAGGGAGCCTCCCTACCTGCTCCGTTCTCTGCGAGCATGTTTCCTACCTACTCAATCACGAGATGTACAACATTACTGAGTTTGACTTCACGGGTGATCCTTTTGGAGGATTATCCCAGCTCCTTGCAGGCACTCCCTTTTCAGCTGGGATTGTGGATTTTACAGAAAGCGTCACGATGAAAATCAACCAGAAGGTTTCCAGGCGAGCTGCTCTTATGCAGTTCATTGCTATTTTGGGTGGTGAAATCCAGTACGATGGCTATAGCATTAATATTCGTAGCCATAGAGGCTCCAATGATTATATCCCGGTGATGGGTTCAAAGAATGTTACAAACGTGGCTCTATCCCATGACTCCAGGGAGAATGCATCATCCTACGATATTTCCTTTTTCAAGCTGATGGATTTAGCTGTTGGCGATAATGTTCACATCTTCTTCAATCCATTAGGTATCAATGTAAAAACCAGGATCATCTCTCTTGAGTATAATCCATTTTACCGATTTAACATCCGTGTTGAGGTGGGAAAGTTTCGTCCTAGCGTTTCAAATACTTTCTATAAGATTGAATATAATCTATCAGATGTATCCAATCGGGTAGACTCATTAGAGCAAATTACAGCGAAATACACAGCAGAATTCGGAGACATTATCGGAAGTGGAACTTTTTACTTTAGAACAGCTTACAAAGATAAACCGACATATTTTATAAGTGCGAAAGGCGGTGAGGTACTTATGGAGTTTCTTATGCTAGAAGATAAATATGTTGGGGCCATGATTCAAGCAAGCGGTGAAGAAACATTAACTTCTCTTGTATTTTATTGTACTTTACCAGATGAAGAGTAGAGGTGATTTAAAATGCGTATTTTTCAGGGTGCAAAATATGATGAAGCCAGCCAAAAAGCTCTGGAGTTTATAAAGGCACAGATGGATGTATCTCAGTGGCTCTATACCGTTAATTTCGCTGAAGACTATGCTGATAGTTATGCAAATAATCTCATATGGGGAACAGTTCAAGGTCTTCCAAATGAAGATGAGAAGATCTTCCCAAAACATATTAATGTTGATAGCTACTACGGTCCAGATTATGAAGGCGTGGTATCAGGAATCTGGTTTGGTCTTCCAGATACTACTGGATACTCTGTTGAGGTATATGCCATTACAGATATACCGTACTTTGTATTATCATGCCCTTTAAGAGCTGATGGTACATGGCGATCGCAAAAATATGTAACGGTCACAGAAACGGACCCTGAAACTGGAGAAGAATACACCTATTCCTATTGGGAGGACATCCCTGTTGGAAAAGGCTTCAAAGAGTTCAGACTCGTAAAAGATGGCGTCATCATTGATTATCCATATTCTAGATTCGTAAACTTTAAAGTTCGTCTTTTTAGCTTTGTGGATGCAGAGTATTTATCAGATGAGATGGATGTTTGGGATATGGGTGGAGGCAGGCACGTCTTCTATACCCAAAAGGTTTTTAGTGGACTCAAAATTGCAAAGGTGATTCAGCAAGTTTGGCAATCAGGGAGTTTTAATTATATTGTTGTAGGAATATCTGGAGCAAGAAGTAATAGTTCTTATGGAAGGTTGCCAGCATCTTTTTATATTCCTCCAGATGATCCCCAATATGATAAAGAAGGAAACTCTGCCCTGGGAGCTTATGGTTATATGCTGAACTCTCGATGTTGGGCCTATGATGTTGGTCTAGCACTGCTGGTATTTACCGTAAGTGGAGATTATGAGCTTTGCAAGGAAATTTTAAACAGAATGGAACATGAACAAGGCACAGATGGTAGCTTTAATTTCAGCTACGACATCTACATCGGGCAATTATTTGAGGGGTATATTCGAACCGGTGCCATCGGTTGGACAGTTTGGGGGATGTGCTATTACACACTTATTACTGGAGATCGTTCCTTTATGGCAATGATCACTAAAGCTTCTGACTGGCTTTTATCAAGGCAAGTGACCAATCGAGATGATCTAAGGTACGGACTTTTAACCGGTGGCTATGGGTCCTATAACATGGATGATTACAGTTACGATCCTACGGAGATTAGATGGTGTTCCACGGAACATCAGTGTAGTGCGCTACAGGCTTTACACGGAGCATCACTCCTTACGGGGGAAGAAAAATATAAAGTAGCTGCGGATAAGATGAAGGAACAGTTGGTGCTCACGTTATATGACACTGATAATGAGCGCTTCTATCAAGGCTGCAGCGCTGAAGGAGTGGACGAGGCTTGGGCTCTAGATTGTACAACGTGGGCTGGAAAGAGTGCACTATCCATCTTGAGTCCTGCGATCATTCCACCAAAATGCAGAGAAACTACCTTGGATGAATACCTGGTTATAAATGAAAACATTTATCAAAGTAGTGAACCTGAGTACTATAATCAAACCTATTCTTTAGATGGGGTGACCGAGGGATTCAAGCCGTATAGCAGTCGAGGCGGCAGTTATGATGGAGCACCAGAACTTGTTTGGACAGAAGGCACATTGGGGTATGTAACCTTATGCATTTCTTTAGGAAAGATTGGAGAAGCTAAACGATTTTTAGATGCAACAATTGATCTTCAAAACTGCAACAACTCCCCCGGTGGCGTTATTTATACGACAAAAACTTATGCCAGCCTTCCGTGGGAGTTTCATGTCTGGCCCAGCGTGGTATCCAGCGCATGGTTGTATTTGTTAATAGAAAATCCCCATTGCTTGTTTCCCATCGTAACAAGACATCAAAGCTACGCCCATAAGATGCAAGCCTATAAAGAGAGTGATCGGAATAACAGGATTGTATTGTATGTCTACTCTGACGTCCCCTTCACTTATTATGTTCCTATCTCAGGAGGAGAGGTTTCTGGAAGACCCTTTGATTGGCGTGTGGACTGGGGAGATGGTACAAGTGGTATTTATGAAGGGGTTTCATCAATGGATTCTTCTGTAAATGCCCCAAACCATACCTACCCTGCAGGAGAGTATCAAATTACCATTAGACCAAATAGTGAGAGATTTTCTTGGGCATCTGCTTTTGGATATTCTGAGTTTACAGATGCCCCTCACGATAGCTTAGGCAACAAGTATTTATTGATTGGTGTTGATATGGATATATCCCCAAATATGACTCGGACTGTAGATCAGCTAGAGAATTTCCAGGCACCTGACAATGAATGGACCAAAACCTTTATCAACTGTCGCTTTTTAAGAAATATGCATGATACTTCTTTCGTTGGTTGGGAAGGAATCACAACTGTTGGCAACTTTTTTATGATGGGCATGTTCTCATCTTGTCAGCGCTTGCAAATGGGAGAGAAGTTTCAGTTGCCTCAATCTTTAATAACTGCAGGTAATTTTTTCTGTAGTTATTTGTTTACAGGTTGTCCCGAGGTAAGTATGAATGGTGTATTTCAAATGCCCCAGAGGCTTCGAACTTCTGGGCATTCATTATTTTCATTTGCATTTTTCCAGTGTACAAATCTTGTGGTAAATAGCATGTTTTTATTCCCTAGACTAGATGAGATTCCTGAGCTTGCCTTTAGTCAGTCATTTAACGGGATAGGGGCATCACAGCATAGAGAAGCAATGAGCATTATAAACGGGCTAGGGATTCCAGAGGATAATAGATACACGTTCAGTAGCACTTTTAGTGATTACAACAGCCTTCCTGAAGTTTGGAAAGGTGTATAGAAAAGATTTCTTAGGTGCCCGATGGCTCAGTTAGAAGTTTTTTAAAAGGAGGATAAAGATGAGAGAAATATGGAACTGGACGCAGCTTAGCTTAGCTGCACTAGGTGGATTTTTAGGGTGGTTTTTGGGAGGAGTTGATGGATTTCTGTATGCACTAGTTGCATTTGTTGCCATTGATTATGTTACGGGTATTATGTGTGCCATTGTGGACAGAGTACTTTCTAGCGAGATTGGATATAGAGGGATTTTTAAAAAGGTGCTGATATTTGCATTAGTAGGTGTAGCGCACATTATTGACCAAAATATTATCGGTGATGGCAGCATTATCAGAACAGCAGTGATTTTCTTCTACCTATCCAATGAAGGAATCAGCATCATTGAAAATGCCACAAGACTTGGACTGCCTATTCCAGAAAAGCTCCGCGATGTTTTGGAACAACTCAAAGGCGGTGGAGATAAAGATGGAACAAAGTAATAAATGATTTTGCCATTTGAACATTTTCTGCATATGTAAGTTATGGAGGTGTTCAAATGGTATTTATAAATTGTAGTTATTGCAAGGAGCCACTATGTGTCATCAATTACAAAATACTCAACAGTGACAAAATGGTAATCAGGATTTATCAAGAGGAATGTCCATGCTGCCACAAAACTCTAGACTTCTTTTGGCATGAAAACAGCGATCAGATTTTTAATGAAGGAAAACTGGATTAGCTGTATAAAATGTCATCCCCTTCGCATAATGCTTTTGGAGGGGATGAAAGTGACCAAAATCAAATGCCATTGTGGTGCGACGTTAATCTTAGTGAAGTATTTAATGCACTTAGAAGGAAGTTTAACATTTAGAGATTATTATGGCACATGCCCGGTTTGCGGGAAAGAAAATGAGACAAGAGATTTAAATGAAGACGACATAACTGATCAAGAATACCTATTCTAGTAGAAGCGTCATAGGCCAAGCCTGTGGTTTTTTTATTTATCTATAGATTGCAACAAATCGTAGGAGGGAAAATCTATGAACCTAAAAAAACTTATCTTTACAGAAAATGAATGCTATAAAGCAGGTAGAAAAATCAAGCCCAAGGGCATTATGGTCCACAGCACCGGAGCTAACAATCCATATCTACGTAGATACGTTGGTCCAGATGATGGCATCTTGGGAGAAAACCAGTACAACAATCATTGGAACCAGCATAGACCAAGTGGCAGACAAGTCTGTGTCCATGCCTTTATCGGAAAACTTAAAAATGGAACCGTCGCTACCTATCAGACCCTGCCATGGGATCATAGAGGGTGGCATGCAGGTGGTGACGCCAACAACAGTCACATCGGATTTGAAATCTGCGAAGACAACCTGTCCGACGCCTCTTATTTCAATACAGTTTATAAAGAAGCCACGGAGCTTTGTGCTTACCTTTGTAAACTCTATGACCTGACAGAGAAAGACATCATTGGCCACTACGAGGGCTATCAGAAGAAAATCGCCAGCAATCACGGAGATCCTCGTCACTGGTTTTCTAGGCATGGTAAGAGTATGGATACTTTCAGGGCTGATGTTAAAAAGCTGCTGACGGCTCCTACTCCTTCCACTCCCCCGCCTCAGAAGCTTTACAGGGTCCAGGTCGGGGCTTACAGCGTCAAGTCCAATGCTGATGCTATGCTGGCCAAAGTAAAAGCTGCAGGCTTTACAGATGCCTTTATCAAAACTGAATAATTAATTCTTTGCCGCTAGGTGCTTTTCTTGCACTTGGCGGCATTTTTTTATTTTTCAGTACTCAATATGCTCTCTTCTGTCCTGTGAATGGTGAGAGGGATTTCTACCCTCCGATTGGAGGATTAATAATGACTGGAGAACAAAAAAATCAAATAGCTGACCTTAGGGCTAAAGGGTTCGGGTATGCAACAATCGCTCAAGCCCTAGGTCTTTCAAAAAGTACTGTTACTTCCCACTGCCAAAGAAATAAGTTAGGAGGGATCAAGGCCAATCACTCAGCTACAGTTACTCCCGATAAGGAATACTGTAAACACTGCGGTAAAGAGCTTATACAGATCTCAGGAAAAAAGAAATTGAAATTCTGTAACCAAGATTGTCGTATTACATGGTGGAACTCGAATCAGGACAAGGTTAATAAGAAAGCCATCTACTCCTTCACCTGCGCTTATTGCGGTTGCTCCTTTACCGCTTATGGCAATTCAAAGAGAAAGTATTGTTCCCATGACTGCTATATAAACGACCGCTTCAAAGGCAGTGATGTACTATGACAGACGATCAATTCAGAGCTGAAAAGCAATACCAATCAAGTCTTTCTATTGCAAAATCCATGCTTGAAAAAAGCATAATTACCCCCGAGGAATTTGCCTTAATCGATGAGTATCTTCTTGAAAAATACAAGCCCTTACTAGGTACACTATTCTCTCACATTAACTTGACTTCATAGCCTTTTAGAGTGATGTATAGTGTTGAAAGGAGTGAGTTTATGCGGAAAATCAATAAAATCGAACCTTCCGCTCCGGTAATGCCTACAAGAAAAAAGGTTGCTGCTTATGCGAGAGTTTCCGAAGAAAAAGGCAGAACGTTACACTCTCTTTCAGCGCAAGTCAGCTTTTATAGCAAATACATCCAGACTCATCGTGAATGGGAATATGCTGGTGTTTATGCAGATGAAGGGATTTCAGGTACGACTGAAGACCGGGATGAGTTCAAGCGACTGCTGGAAGATTGTGATGCTGGCAAAATCGATATTGTACTAACCAAGTCCATATCGCGATTTGCTAGAAATACCGTAGATCTACTGCAAACAGTACGCCACCTTCGAGACATCGGAGTTGAGGTAAGGTTCGAGAAAGAGAATATCAATTCAATGAGTGGTGACGGTGAGCTGATGCTCTCCATCCTCGCTTCCTTTGCCCAGGAAGAAAGCCGCTCCACAAGTGAAAATGTAAAATGGGCTATTCGAAGGAATTTCCAAAAAGGAAAGCCTAATTCATTTTGTATTTATGGCTATCGCTGGAATGGAGAGCACTTTGTTATTGAGCCAGAGGAGGCCAAGATTGTAAAGCTGATTTATGATAATTTCCTCAAAGGAATGTCCGCCGAACAAACAGAAGTACAGCTTGAAGAAATGGGTGTCAAATCATATACCGGTGGACGTTTTTCAAACACCTCAATTCGGGCGATCCTTAAGAATGAAAAGTATACCGGTAACATGCTTTTACAAAAGGGTTTTATTGAGGACCATATCACACACAAGTTAAAGCCCAACAACGGAGAACTACCTCAGTACTGGGTAGAAGATTCTCACGAAGCAATAATTGACTTAGAAACTTATGAAAAGGTACAAGCTGAAATCGCACGACGCAGAGAATTGGGGGTATTCGCAAATCCATCTATCAACACCACCTGCTTTACAAGCAAGATAAAGTGTGGAAACTGTGGTGTCAGCTATAGACGCAGCGGCAAAAGACAAAGCAAGCATTCAAGTGATGTTTATTACATTTGGACTTGCCAGACTAAAGACCGTAAAGGCGTGTCAGAGTGCAGCGCCAAAAACATCCCAGAGAAGATACTCCAAGGTGCCTGTGCCCAGGTACTCGGCTTGGAAGAATTTGATGAAGATTTTTTCCTGGATCAAGTCGAAAAAGTTGTGGTGAATGGAAAAGATGAACTCATCTTTCATTTACATGACGGTAGCGTTATTCCTCAACATTGGAAATCCACGGCCAGGAAGGATTGGTGGACACCGGAAGCTCGCGCTGCAAAATCAGCCTACAGCAAGAAGAACCCAAGAAGCTCTGGAAACATCACTTGCTTCACCGGAAAAATAAACTGCAGTAAGTGCGAGCAAAACCTACGCAGAAACACAAGCCCCCGAGTAAGTGGTCAGAAGGCCCACCATTGGCGCTGTCCCCCTCACACAGATTGCGGCCACAGCGGATTGGAAGAGAACATGTTAAAAACTATATCTAGCGATGTCCTTTCCATTAAAGAATTTGATGAAGGTATCTTTAAAGAAAAAGTTGATAGCATCACTGTTGTTTCCAACACAGAACTTCTCTTTCAGCTGAAGGATGGCAGTAAGATCACAAAACAATGGCAGTTTAAACGCAGACAACCCGCCTGGTCAGAGGAAAGAAAAAAAAGGCAAGCTGAGAAAATGAAAGCGGCATGGAGGAAAAAACATGAGCAGAACAAAGACAACTAAAAACGTTAAAACCATACCTGCTACACTCAGGCAGTTTTCTTCCACGCCAATTAATGAGCAAAGAAAACGCCGCACAGCTGGCTACGCTCGCGTATCCACCGACAGCGAAGAACAGTTCACAAGCTATGAGGCGCAGGTCGATTATTACACTAATTTTATTAAGAGTCGAGACGACTGGGAGTTCGTGAAGGTTTATACCGATGAAGGGATATCCGGTACCAACACCAAAAAGCGTGAAGGCTTTAGGCGCATGATCCAGGACGCCTTAAGCGGAAAGATTGACCTTATCGTTACCAAGTCAGTCAGCCGATTTGCAAGAAACACAGTAGACAGCCTCACAACCGTTCGACAATTGAAAGAGAAAGGAATCGAAATCTATTTTGAGAAGGAAAATATCTGGACCTTAGATTCTAAAGGCGAACTTCTAATCACCATCATGTCATCCCTTGCCCAGGAAGAAAGCCGCAGCATTTCAGAGAACGTCACATGGGGACAGCGCAAGAGATTTGCAGACGGGAAGGTTACAGTTCCCTTCGGGCACTTCCTCGGTTACGATCGGGGTGAAGATGGCAACCTTGTCTTGAACCCTAATGAAGCAGTCATAATCCAGAGGATCTTCAGCATGTTCCTGCAAGGCATGACTCCTTACGGTATTGCCAAGCAGCTTACAGCAGAGGGGATTTTATCACCCGCCAAGAAAGATAAGTGGAACGCAGGCACCATCAAGCGCATCCTCACAAACGAAAAATATAAAGGAGATGCACTTTTGCAGAAAAGCTACACCGTAGATTTTCTTACTAAAAAGAAGAAAGCCAACGAGGGAGAAATTCCTCAATACTATGTTGAAAATAACCATGAAGCGATTATTGAGCCAGCGGTCTTCGACCTGGTCCAGAACGAGTTAGAAAAGAGAACCCCTGCAAACAATCGTCACAGCGGTGTTCATATATTCTCTGGCAAGATAAAATGTGGCTCATGTGGAAGCTGGTACGGTTCAAAGGTATGGCATTCAAACAGCAAATATCGACGCACAGTATGGCAATGTAACCACAAGTTCAAAGGACAGGAAAAATGCTCCACTCCCCACCTTGATGATGATACTCTAAAAGAGCTCTTCGTGAAGGCTGCTAATAAGCTCCTTGAAGACAAAGATGAAATCATAGCAAACTTTGAATCCATGAAGGATATTCTTTATGACACTGGTCCCTTAGAAACCAAACAGGCCGAGCTTCAGAATGAAATGGAGATTGTCACTGAGCTGATACAACAATGCATTAATGAAAACGCCAATGTTGCCTTAGATCAAGGAGAGTACCAACGAAGATACGATGGCTTGGTACAGAGGTTTGACACTACCAAAGAAGATTTAGAAAATGTATCCGGGCAGATTAAAGAAAAAGTAACCAGACGCCAAACAATGACAGCTTTTCTCGACGAACTTAAGAAGCAAGATGAACTGCTCACAGACTTTGATCCACTCCTCTGGCACAGTATGATTGAGCACGTGACAGTCAATAGCGCCGACGATATGAATTTTGTTTTCAAGAACGGGACAGAAATAAATATCTAACATTTTACAGCGAAACAGCCCGCACTATGGCGAGCTGTTTTTCTTCTATTAAGGCTCCACATTTCGTTCTAAAACAAATCGGGTCTTCTTTGTGAAAAGTAGTAAGGATGACTCTCAATAAAATCTAACGCCTTGGAATCACTTAATACTTCAGGTGTTCTATCTTCCCATCTCTCATTTTCCTTCCCGTTAAAGGATTTTCCTGTTGTAACCTTTGTGACTTCAATACTTCCGCCAGAGACACTCATTTCCAACTGATGACTGTTTTTCCCATACCCTTTATATGGCTCATATGAATGACTTATACCATCAAATTCTCCTGCTCGAAGTGCATATAAAACTTCCTTTCTTTTCATTTGACCATCCTTTCTGCCCCTTTTACGACAATTCACTGTACGCTTATCCTTAGCAATTTAAGCTGCTATTTTTGTATAAGGATTTACCCATGTTTGATGTTCGTCTAAACAATACCCTAAATTTCTTGCAACTTCTTTATTACTTGCCGAGGGGTTCCAACCTTCAGGGAGATTTCGAATATGGCCCCTGACATTGATTTCTACAATTGGAGTATTACTTGGAATGTTTGTAGGGGTTACTTCTGATATTGTTGGAGCAACATTATTTCTACCTTTTAAACTATTTGCTAGGCCACCCTTAGTGTGTGTTGATTTGATGGCTGCTTCTATGGTAGCCTTGTTTTTTACAACAAGCACAATCGTCACCACTGAAAGTATAGCCACTGCCCCAATTGCTATTTCCTTCTTATGTTCTTTAGCTTTTTCAATAAAGCTTTTCTTCTTATTCTCATTTATGTTTCCGTCAATAGTATGGTTTGCTCTTGATTGAATATCCATGTCTGCACCTCCACGATTTTCTACTGGTTTTTCTATAACTAAATATTATCATTATGGTTTATGTTGCACAAGACTTATAAATGACATAATATATATATTAAAGGAGGTGTTTTATCCCATGGACGACTTATTGAGGAAAAAAGCGAAATTCTGGAATGAAAGATTGAAAAAGTGCATGGAAGCTGGGGGGTATACTCAATCCTCTCTAGCGGAAGCATTAAATACCAAATACGGAACTAGGTATGGACAAAAGGCTGTTAGCGGATGGTTGAATATCGGAGCTGTCCATAAAAACGGAGAAGTTAGCTTTCCTAAGTTTGACACCTTAGTTCTCATTGCTGATTTCTTTAATGTAAATATTGGATATCTAATTGGTGAAACTGATGAAAACTCATTTTCGTTGGAGAAAGCATGTAATTTCACGGGCTTAAGTGGGGATGCTTTGAAAGCCATCATGGAAATTACACATCCTGAAAATGATAGCAGCTACATGTGGGAAGATAATAGAAAGTCCTTAAACAAGTTTCTTACCGCTGAGGGTTTCTCCAATTTTTTTAATAGCCTTCATGATCTTTATCTTACATCAATGATGCCGAAACGAGAGAATCGATTATTTGAAGACATGGATAGCGCAATTGATTACATGCGTGATTTGGAGTATCGAGGTAAAATTGAACGGTATGAATTGAACGAAGCTCTGGTAATGTTGATAAATGAAATCTATCCTAACCCACCACAAGCAGACCTTACGATAAAAGAATAA